TAGCCCGGCTAAGGTAAGTTTTTTCGGCGAAGACGATAGAGCGCGATTCCAGTAGCTCCCTCTGCATCCGCTTCATATTCATAGTGTGCATCATATTCGTCCTCGTATTTAAATCTGAAGCCAAGCCGTTCTAGGAATCGTCTTGCGGTCATGTTGCGTTTGTCTGTTTGCGTCACCATTCCAGGTAGAAGCAGGGAGATTGAATCCTTAAACCCCCATCGCCCACGGAAAGCATCATTCACGGCGCAATGGATTTCATTTTCTTTAATCATCACCACCCCAGCCAATTCACCGTTTCTTACTATCTCGTGCAGCGTCCAATCTTTAATGCGTTCGATATACTCATCACGGCTACAGAAAACCTTTTCTTTGACGCTATTCCAAATGATGTCATGGGCGTCCATGCCTGCGTTTTATATCCGCTCGATGGTGTCAGGCAGTCTGAATCCTGGCACTCCGTTCTTCACCAACTTGTATCCTGCCGGAACAGGATCGCCCGGCTTCCAATTCACAATGGATCTATTGATCACTGCTTGAGTACCGCTCGTCGGCGTGCCGCCGGTTGTCGTTCCGGTTGTTCCGCCAAGTTCGCCAAACGGCGCGCTGCTGAAATTCAACAGCGAGCTAAGATCAAGATTCGCCATCGCGCCACTCAGTTCAAGGCCACTCTTTAGCGCGTAGAACTGGTTCTGCGTTGCGGTTGCCTTCGCCGCCGCGTTCATGTCCTTGTTGGCGGCAATGTCGGCAATATTCTTCATCGCCTGCTTGTAGATTTCACTCGCCGTCGCGCTGGTCTGCATTACGGTCTTGTAATCCGCCTCAATGGTGGCGAGTTGAATCTTCATGCCGCTATCGAGATTCGCCCGCGCTACATCCGACCAGACAGCCAGATCGTTCTTCGCCGCGTCGTTTGTTGCAGTTGCTCCAAATTTGAGCGCTTCATTCCCGTAGGCTTGATTCTCTCGGGCTGCTTGAGAGTAGGTAGATGCATCTGCCTGGGCAATCGGTAGCGCCGCTTGGTATGCAGCGGCATCTGCGGCGCCGATTGCCATGTTCGAATTCAGCAACCCGCGTGCATTAGCCTGCTGCATGGCGCCGGTTCTCGCCATTGCGATCAGCGGATTGCTGCTCTGCGTCAAGGTATTGAACTGCCCGGCGACGGTTTCGCTCGGCGCATTAACCGTTCGCATCGTCGGCGCGTAACTGGTAACGGCCTGTTTCTGTGGGGTGCCGATGACATTGAACGTGCTTTGGTCGTCATTGGAAACCGTGCCAGGAATAACCGATTGAGGCGGCGGCGCAGTAGGCGAAGTCTGTTGCTGCTGCGACTTGATGGCTTCCCAATTCGCGCCAGGGCTTTTCGGATTATCGCTGGGTCGCGGCGTCGTAGTACTGGTCGTAGCCGAGCCGATCATACCGGTAGTTGATTTGGTGTCGATTTGCGGCGGATAAAGTTCTTCCGGCTTCGGCTGATACACGGTTGTATTTATTGGCCCCATGATATTCCTGTCAATTTATACGGGAAAATGCTTATAAGTCAGTATAACACCAGCTATTTGCTAGCAAGCTTATCGATTGTGGAGTCTTTGCTTTGACTTCCTCGCGTTGTACCAAATTCGAAGTTGTAAATATTGTCGAGATATCCAGCGAACCTTCCGAGCAAAAACGTGACAATACCTTTTACATATTCGTTGATGTCTGGAGTGGACCAAACCGCATACACCAGGCCGACGATCATCAGCACAGCAAGCCCGAACATGACATCGGCTCTACCGTTTCTACCGCCCGCCTTCTTGATTTCCGTGTCTCGCTTGCGGGCTTCGTTGCGATCAGAAACTTCCAATTCAGCGAAGCGAAATCCGCGTTCTTTCTCTTCGGCCTGAAGTTTCATCTCCATAGCCTTAAGACCGCTAATCTGATCGCCGGTCATCTGCCCGTTTTCAATGACTGACTTGATCTTGTCTTGCGTCGGCTCCGATATTCCGAACAGGTCTCCAAGCAAGGCAAGAGCGCCACCGGCAAGCGGACTACCAAGTGCGCTTACGACGGTTGGTGCAAGTTTTGTTAGCACGGTTTTCCAGTCCATTATTCCGCATCCTTAAAAATTTCTGCATTAAGTTTATCAAGCCTATTCATCCACCCTTTGAGAAACTTAATTTGGCTTGGCTTTCTTGCAACAAGCATCTTATAGAACTCGCGGCGACTGACAATAACAGCGTCAGCAACATCAATCCCATTGCGAACGTCGTGCTGAACTTCGGCTATCGTGTTAGGGCCAATTACACCATCATCGTCGGCCCCAACGGCGCGCTGTAAAAATAAAATCGCTTGCCGTGGCCCGTGATTTACCGCCGCATCGAAGACAACCAAATCGACAGCACGAGGCAATTGGTCTGCGCGTACAGATTGCCAGTAGCGAACGCGATAGATGTCAGCGACCTCATCGGCGCCAATGCCAACAACGGGCTGTCTATTGCGACCTGTGCGCACGCGGTATTCGTCATAGACAGATTGTGTGATTCCGCAATTCGTCGCGCCTCCGCTATCTGATGGATCGTTGCAGTAACCACCTTCCACCTCCAGAACGAAATTTAAGCATTCATTAAAACGGCTCATGTCGATCTCTTGATCCAGTTAATAATCATCGGTCCAACATCGGAAACGAAGAACCAAACCGCTCCAATTGCCGCCAGCGTCCCCCCGATGAAATGCTTCTGCCGATCAGCGGCGATTCTCAGAGTTTCAACGCTATCCGCCGTTTGAACCATCAATTGAACAATACCCGGCGCGACATTTGAGCTTTTGTCGCCTTTTCTGAATAGCGCATCGTACATTTCTTGTTGTTGTTGCCGGTCGGCAAACTCTGCTTTCAAATGATCCTGAAAATCATTGTAAAAATCCTCTAATTTATCGTCACTCCATCGATTGCTCATATTGACTCCCTATTATTTATGGATGCATTGTTGCCGTAACGTAATACGTCCTGTTGCCAACCGTAATTGCCCCGGTTGTAATGTTCGACGCAATGATTGTTATCGTGTTTGTTGCGCTTGGGTGGCAAGTCAAAACAAGCCCGGCAACGTGTGTTCCGTTTGAATTAACTGTCGCGTTGCATTTGGAAACAGTAACCCCGGCAATCGTTATTGTCGTAGTCGATTGCGAGTTTGCTGCAATAGAGCCAAAATTGAATGCAACCGATGATTGCATGGTTCTCGCAGGATATCCGTTTAACGTGCTTGCGGAAAAAGTGCCATCTATAATCTTCGATTGATAGTCTTCTTCGATCGCATCGGCTGTGGTGTTGTTGTTAGCAGCCCCGCCGTTGAAATCCACCTTGCCGCCAGTTATTACACGAACTCCATAATTGGTGTTATAAGTTACGGTCCCATCTCGACCATTTATAAACGAGTCGGTTGTCGCAAAAACACCGTATGACGTATTACATTGCGAAATTAAATCTTCTGCGATTATTGACGCCCCGCTAGCTGAGCTATATCCGGCCCCGTCATTGCCGCTAGCATTTGATCCAGTGGCAGCTATACACGCATCCAAGCTAGATTGCATCCCTACGCCGTCATTCCCGGTAGCAACTGCGCCAACGAGCTGAAACACACTTCCAGCCAACGCATAAGCGCCGTTGCCTGAGCCTGACGCGCCGCCGTTGTTTGCGCCGTTGTTTGAGAAACAAACATTTGTTGCGCTAAGCAGCCCAGCGTAGATGGCGTACGCGCCGTGCTCGCCAAAGCCATGTACTCCAAATTCATAACCAAGCGTGATTGAGGCGCCATATTCCAGGAAAATGCCGGATGTATTTGCTGTGGCGTTGCCAATTAGAGCGAGATTATGAAACCCGTTTGAGCTAACCGAATCGGCGCCCATCTGGCAATTAACGTAAAGGCCATGAGTCCCTGTGTAGTTAATTACCGTGTTTAGTTTCTTAAACGTTCCAGAGCTAACGGTAGGAGCAGCCCCTGTGCTTAGATTGGCGATATAAGCCGTGTTTTTAACGGTAACGTTGTTGCTTGCTTTTGCGGTTATTTTCCACACGCCCTCAAGCGGACCTTGTTTGGTTCCGGCCAATCCTCGAACAATCAGGTAATCATTTACGGAAACGCTAGACGCGTCCGAGAACGCAAACGTTACGTCGTGATCGCCAGCCCCATTCGAAACAACAGAAACAAGCGACGAGAACGTTAAGGTGGTCGGCGTTGCGCCGGTTACTTTCAGTCGATCCCCATTCGTAACCTTCAGATCGGTTCTTACCGTCTCTGTATAAACACCGGACGCAATGGTGATTGTTACCATTTCAGCAAAGATATGCAGCCGATCAAGCATGCTGAAAATTGATGTCAGCTGCGTTTGGTTTGCTACGGTTAGCACGTAGTCGCCATCTGGAACGATAACCTGCTTGTCTGTATCTGCCGCCTCAACAAACGCATCAATGTTATTTGTCGCCCCGTCGCCAACTGCGCCGAACCATAGGACATTAACCGACCCGATATCGTCACGCTTCCACCGACGAGACGAAGCATCAACAATGATAGACCCGCCATTATCTGCGCTTGTCGTGTCTGACGCATCGACGCGAAACAAGCCGGCGCCGCCATCAAGATCGGCAGCCGACCCTCTCACATAATATGAAGTTCTCGCACCAGAATACGCCTGCAATGTTGCATAGGTGCCAATTTCCGGAACAACGCCAAGCGTCGTGCATTGGGCGTCTGCGCTTGCATCATCAATCAGCGCTCGCCCCGCTGCGGTGCATGCGATTTCTTCGACATTCCCAGACCCCAAAGAAGACCTTCCAAGCACTTTGTCTGTCGCTGATACATCCTGCATCTTCGCATACGTAACGGCGTCGTTTGCGATCGTGGCTGCATTTCCAACGGAAGTGACATCCCCGGTCAGATTAGCGTTCGTCGTTACCGTTCCTGCGGTCAGCCCGGCGGCCGTTCCCGTGATGTTCGTTCCAACCAGCGCGCTGGGCGTGCCTAGATTTGGCGTAGTTAGCGTTGGGCTGGCGGCCATGACGAACGTTGATCCTGTGCCCGTCTGAGAGGCTACAGACGTAGCATTTCCAACCGACGTAATCGGGCCGGTCAGGTTTGCATTAGTCGTAACATTTCCGGCAGTCAAACCAGATGCCGTTCCGGTGCAGTTCGTCAGCACGCCTGATGCCGGCGTACCCAGCGCTGGAGTAACTAAAGTTGGCGAGGTTGCGAAAACTGCTGCACCCGTCCCGGTTTCATCCGACAGCGCAGCGCGCAGACCGGCAGAATCAGTGAATTCATCAAGCTTGCTATTGATCGCGGTTTGAATTGCAACAAACTCGGCGCGGATAACCGCAGAGTCGCCGCTTGAGCTGGTAGTTGGAGAGCCGGAAGGAGTGTAATCAGACATTATTATTCCTAAATCGTTTGTTCGTGCCAGTTTAACGCGGATGTTATATTTGAAGTGACAGAAACAGAGGTGCAGACTATTGAAACGATTGTTTGCGTAGTGGTTAATGCGTCAATTTGAGAAATAGTTAGCGGCATCCTAATATCGATATCGCCAGATGTTAGTAGCGCCCCTATTCCCGTGCCCGAAATTGCAAATCCATTGAATATTGTTACGCCATCTGCAATGGCAGTTGCTGCAACATCAAATTCGGCAACACTGTCCGCATGAACGCTAGAAAAACTAGCGCCCGTAAGCGTGCCCCCATAAACAATTTCGAAATAACTGTCGCTTGTGGTCGCCCGTAATACCGCGTTGATTAACTCGATGTGACCACGATTTGTTCTGCTATTGAAAGTTGCCTTCGGTCTAATCGATAGAACTGGACGGCGAGTAGTTACGCCAATGGTCGTTATCCCGTTACTGGCGGATCGCAATAGTCCGCGAGACTCTTTGCCGCCTTCCGATTGAACTGAGCAGCAAGTCAAATAAGCCGTTCCGCCTTTTGTCGTTCGCGTCGTTTCAACAAAAATTCCATTATTCGAATCGAAATAACCGAATCTGAACGTCGTTGAACTTGCTCCGGTTCTTCCTTCAGCCCTTACGGGAAGGTTGAAAGTCTTCAGCGTCGGAACGCTCTGATTATTGGCGATCTTGAAATAATGGGCGTAATGCAAAACGCCTTCAATATCGAATCCAATTCGAGCGCGCCCCGAGTAGAGCATTTGAGCGTCAATCACCAAGACTTGCACCTTGGTAAAATCGATGGTTATTCCGCTCTGACCCGTTCCATCGAATGAGTCTTCCGACCAATCAGCCTGTTGAACGGTTGTATCTACTGCGCTTCCCGATGTCGAGCTACGAAGCGTTATTGCCGCTGTCGATCCCGATCCTGCCGCAAATACGCCGGTCACATAGATCAGATGCCCTTTGCCTGGAATGTACCGGACGTATTGCTTTGATTGCAGCACGGCATAATGCGTATCGGTTGCGGTTACAGTAATCGGAGTCATTCCGGTGTTTGCATCGGCCGGGCCAACCGCATTGCCGCCGCTCGATGCGCTACCGTTTGATGCCGCCGTTGCTAGCGTTCCATTTGCCGCCGCATCCCAAATACTGCGCGTGTTCAGCCCATATTCCTGCTGTGCGTCGAATAGCGTGTTTGCTTCAGCGACTCGCAGTCGTCCGAATGCACTCAGTTGCGCCCCGTCTCCGATGGTCGTGGTGCTGATAGTCTCGATCGGGAATTGGAGCTTAGGCATTTGCCGGCCTCTCAATTCCCTGCACAGTCGCTGTCACGCCAGTAGCTGAAGCGTAGGCGACAATTAGTTTATCTCCTTGCGCTATTTGGTCGTAATTGATAACCGATCCCTTTGCCTTGATTTCGGTATCGTATTCGAGCCATTCATCATCACCCGGCGTGAGTGATGTAGCAATCGCAAGGCGCACAGTGACCGGGCTTGTATTACGATTAAACAAGCGGATTTCCACTTCTTCGGCGACTGCGGCAGTGGGTACGCCATACAGTTTCGTATAGGTCGTCGCAGAGAGATTGGCTTTGCCAAGAACGCCGGCCGCCATTATCGGATCAACCTTTGCGGCGTGTAGTGAAGGATTGTCCCGGAGAATTTCATCGGGACATAGTAATCAGACATCGTACGGATAATCAGAGATACATTTTCTGCAGTGCCTGACATATACGCCGTCGATGGAATTAGCGTCACGCCATCCCAAACAAACGCATCCCAGACAAACGAATCCCAACTTGTGATGGAAAATCCAGTGACGACGGTTTGATAATCCGGTTGTTCGATCAGCGTCGAGTTATATCCAAGCTCGTAACTAAACGTGAATTCCGAATACCCTGACCCGGACACTTCAAACATTGCGCGGCGATAACGTTTATTGGTTCGCGGGCTTTTTGAATTGTTGTACGGAAGGAACATGTACGCTTCGATGGCATCGCCATCAAATGATGTTCCACGCTCCATCTGATAAACATATCCAGTGTCAGACCCAAAGAATATTTCTTCCGTCCCGTCCGTTGTCTCATCCGATGTAACACAGGCAACATCATGCTTAAACAGCTGCGGCATCATGCCGACAACTTTGTTGTTGTCCAGCGTGACGTACATCGCATAGTCGTCGGTGAAGAACAGGCGGTATTGGTTTTTGTCGCGAGCGATGCACGAAGCAATGATCTTGGTGCGCTTGTCGTTGAGCCACGTTTTAACGTATTTGCTCAGTGCGGAACCGGAGAAATTTCCGAACGCTTGCGTGGTTTGCAACGAGGTAATCCCTCGGTCATCCATCACGATGGTTTGCCCGATGTGCTGAATTGAATGCGGGTACGCTCCTGACTCTTGGTCAAACGTCACCATCTGCCAATCTAGAGAACCAGACCCGTAAAGGACGGCAGTTTTGTTTCGCGCAAAGATGGCCAGCGCCCCGTTATTCTCACTGCCGGGCTGTGGCATAAATCCTGTTACCGTGTCTCCCATTGCTATCTCGGACGCCCCGGTAATCACGCTCCACATATACGGCGCACCGGGCGACGAGTGCTGAACCGATCCGACAAACGAGAAGAACAGTTGATTCTTGTGCGCTCGGACGTGCGACGGTGTGTCCGCGGTCATCCCGGTATCAATTGGCACAAACGTCGTTCCGTCAAACTCGAAACCGCGATTCACGCCGTCACAACCGTACATCTTCGTAGTGTTTGCAGCTCCGCCGAAATTCGAATTGTCGAACTCGAACCGCCCGCCAGGAAGAAGCGTTATCGCCGTTTGGATGGCGTCAAGCGTTAATGCGCCACCCCCCGTTGAAGTGGCTGCGCCTGCGCCGTAGTTGCCGCCAGCCCGCCCGGTAATGATCAGTCGGCCGGTATTCACCCCGGACAACAGCGTGCCAGTTTCCACCACGACTCGGGCAATCGTTGCGGTCACGCCACCCTGAGTAAGCGTGTCGGCATCTGTAACGCTGGTATTCGCATTCGTAAAACTGATTTCCTCTCCGAAAGCGATCAGCGTCCATCCCGATGTCGTCGCCTTATACATAAGAGCCGCTGTTCCGCCTGCGTTGTTGCGGAATGCGTACTTGACGCCGGCCAGCTGCTTTACGCCAAGAACCTCACCAGACCCCGGAACAACCTGAATATCCGCCCGGTAGTTATCCGCCGTCAGGTTCTTGTATTGCGCGTGCAACAAAGCGGTAGATGCCCCGTTCGCCCGAGCAATGGTTGTCGTTGTCGCCTGCGGCAGTCCGCCTACATTGAGCGTTTCGCCGCTGACGAACACGCCGACTATTTTTGTGATGACCAGATATCCGGCGACTACAGCCAATACAACGCCCGTGGCCGCCGAGGTCACTCCGGTAATCGTATCCCCTACCGAAATCGCCCCGGTAAGCGTGATGTCGATGATCGAGTACAAACCAGCAGACGGGCTAGGGCGTCCGTCAAATCGCTCATACCCGGTGCAGCGAACACGGCCATTGTTGATGTCGCATTCAAAATTCTGTGATGCCCGAACCGCGCCCGGATCAATGCTCAGTGGCGGGGTAACGACATCCAGCCCGCCGCGAAACGGGATGTAGTCAAGGCTGATCTTCGGGACGGGATCGAATTTCATGCGAGCGGATCGCCTTTGAAGATGCGCGGCAACTGGTCACTCTCCAATTGTCGAACCAGCTTGCGCCCCTTGGTCCTGCCGCGAACATAAGCTTCTTGCGCCGCAGCAAACATGCCGTGGTCTTCCAACGCCAGATACACAATCGCCTCATGGAATCGCGCCGGCATTTCAGGAGTATCGCCATCGGCAGATAGCGTCTGACTCGACATCTGGTATTCGCCGTTAATCGTGTAGATACCGTCCGGTTTCGGGCCAAGGACCAGATTGTTCTGCGGATCAATGGCAACGTACTTCGGGAATCCATTGGTCTGCGTGCCGCGCTTGAACGTAAGACGGAAGTCGTCCCATGGCAGCAGGATCAAATCCTGCTCGCCGCTAACCCCGGCAGAGGTCAGATAAATAGTCATGTTCGGGATGTTGTCGCCGTTCTCCGGCCACCACCGGGCAAACCGAGAAATCGCCGCAGACAAGCGCGAATCCGTACAATCCGTATAGGCGTAGGTATCGTCATTCGATACCGTATCAT